ATCGGAAGACGCCTTCCACAGTGAGCGAGCCGAGGGCATTCGCCGCGATGTCGGTTTTGACGACACCCAGCAGCCCGTTCTGGACGACCACATCCCCGGCAGTTTTCGCCGTGCTTGGGGTGTAGTCGATTGCACATCCTTCTTGGCGGTAAGTCGCGCCCATGATGGTTCAGTCTCCTTTCTTGATTAGGCGGCACCCTTCGACTTGACGCCGGAAACGTATTCCGCCTTGTCAACGCCGAAGTCGTGGTAACCACGGAACTGGATGCCGAGAGTGTTGAAATCCGCGTCGGCCGATTCCACCGTGGGCGACTGCTGCCCATTGAGGAAGGAGACCACCATCGGAGCGTACAGCGAAGGAGACCGGAACAAGTACCAGGCAGTCGCGGAGTTGCCGGTGAAACTGGCATCCGACAACTGGGGCACAACGATTGGTCGATACTTGTTGGTGTAGATGTTGGCATTGGCGACCGTGCTGTTTCCGCCGACCAGATTGGTCGCGGTGTACAAAGTCGACGCCGCAACTTCCAATTCTGGCGGAACCAGAAGGATCTCAGGAAGGCCACCGATTCGCTTGGCTCCGTCAGCGGTCGGCGAGGTCATTGTCCTGAACGCCTTCACGCCCAACCCAAGGCCCACGCCATCGGTCAACAAAGTAGTCGTCGAACCGGTGATGTAGTTCCCTCGGCCGCTCGTGAAGAACGAGCCATTGTCGAGGAACGAGGCCCAGAACACGTCCCGCATTTTCAGGGCAGCGCCAGCGCCCAGTCGAGTGCGGAGATCCTCGAACGCTGAGAGGTCGTCATTGATGATGTCTTCGCGTGTGAGAGCGAACATCTTGGCGTAGGTCTTCGCCTGCCGCGTGTAGCTCTCTTGGCCAACGGACCCGTGCTTGATTTCGCCACCAGGCCCGACCGGCTCATACGCCATGTCATCAAGCAGGCGATACGTGGTGACCTGCTTGAAGTCGCGGACGGGCCGGACGCGGGAGATGGAGCGCCAAGTGTCATCCTCTTCAATGTAGCCATCGACCAATTCCTTGGTTGCCACATTCGAGAGGATGTTGTTGATGCCGACCCCAAGCGTGGAGAACGAATTCGCCTCCACATCCGCAAAAGCGGCCTTGAGGACGCGACGAACGCCCTTTCCATCATTGATGCGCTCAAACTGACCGAACCGCGTCCCGTTGGACGCAGCGCAGATCAGGAGAGCCTGCTGGATTCCAATCCCGCGATACTGCTTGTCGGCCGCCTCCAGCACTTGGTCGCTGAAAAACGCCTTGCGCAGAACACGACCATCTTTGCCACGCCGTTCCCCGCATTCGAGGCCAGAGGACATGCACAACGCCGCCTCGATCACCTCGGGACTCTCGTCCTTCCGGCTGACGTGGATCGCAGGCCCCTCGTGGGAGGCGGTGGCCCGAACGAGATCGAGCTTCACGCCGTGGCCGAACTTTGTGGCCTCGATCTCGAACTGCGGGCCAGTCCACTTCTCGCGGATCGCCTTGGCCTTCAGCTCACGGTGCCCCTTCAGAGCGCCGGCCTTGATCTCAGCGAACTTCTTGGTTGGCACCTCGCCCTCGTGTTCCGCCAATGAGGCTTCCACCTCACACATGGCTTCACCGGCGAGAGCCTTGATTTCGTCCACATCGAAACCGGCTTCCACCGGCTTCTCAGCGTTCTCGGCGTCGTACTGGCGTTGCAGCGACTTCCGCTGCGTGTCAGTGAGGGTTCCCGAGTCGAACCCCTGAGCCTCGACCCATTGGTCGAACATGCTTGCACCCCTTTCGTGCGTAGAATCGACTGCGGAAGCAGCCACTGAAACATTGGTGTTTTGATCGGCCCCGTGGGGAAGAAACGCGACACCATACAACGTGCTCTTGCGAGACACGTAGACCGGACCAGCGACGGTCTGCCCATTGACCATCACCGTCTTCCCTTTCGGGATTTCCTCCGTGCTACCAGGGTCGGGCCGCGCTTCGATCGAGGCGGACCACGGAAACCCATTGGCGGCGGAATCGAGAAACTGCTTGGAGGCTGGGGAAACGGCACTCGCGACACCATCGAGGGTCAGCGTCCGCCCGTCGTTCTTGACCGCCGAGACGTGCCCGACGATTTCCTTCTTGTCGTGGTGCAAGTTGGCGATGACTCGCCGCCCCTCCTTCAGCCCCGACAGGTCGAGAACAATAGGAAGATCGTAGCCAGCGACCGACAGAGGCCCGCCGTTGTACGCCAGCACAGAGAACTTGGGTGCATCGCCCGCCTCCACAGCACTGGTGACAGTGGTCGACTGCGCAGTGATCTCGATTGCTTGTGCCTTCACGCCTTTTCGCTCCCGATCCATGATCGACATGGCCCATTGTGCCCCCGTGTCCCCGCCCCAGCCCAGCCACGCGACATACCCCGCGTCTCGCCACGGCTCATTCTTGTGCTCGGGAGCTACCGCCTTGTTCTTCTCGTGACGCGCGAAGAATGACGCCATCCGCCCGACAGTATCGCGGGAGAGTCGTTCCCCGCTGGCCAGTTGGTTGGCCCGAGTCCATCCGACCGGAGTCATGCCGCGAACTTTGCTTCCGTACTTCTTCCGCCACGCCAAGACTCTGCGGGCGTTGTTGCGTGCAGCCTCTGGAGCATCAAAGTTCATTGCTGCCCACCCTGCGGCGTTTGCTGCTGTGCCAATGCTTCGGTCTGCGTGACGACTGGGAAATTCTGCTTCCTCAGAATTGCACGCATCTCGTCGACGGGAATGCCGTAGTCAGACGCCATCTCCGCGATGTGGTCCTCGAAGTCGAGCCCCTGCTCGGAGTAGACCTGCGACAGGCTGGTCGAACCGTTCTTCAGTTTCTTGTCGGTTGCATTGGCTTCACTCTCAGGATCGCCGATTGGGTGGTAAGGCCAGTCCCAAGAGTGAAGTTCCGCGATGTCGGCATTGAAGCCCCACCCGTAGGCCGGGATAGCCCGCTCCATCCACCGCTCGAAGAGTGGATCGAGAACCGTGTCCGCACAGTCCTCCCGCTCGATGTCGATGGTCAGGAAGTAGGTGCCGTGATCGAGCTTGCCCGAGGCGAAGTTGTACCCCGAGGAATTGCACATCGCGAGGTTTTGCGGGATGGACTTTGGCCGTGCCATCTCGTTGACCTGCGATGAGTGAAACGCCTCGTATGTCGTGCCAGGGTGCTCCGCCTTCATCTGCGACACGTCCCACCCCATCGGGAGGGCGGTCATCATCCGCTTGTCGAAGTCGATGGAATTCATGGGGGCCATGTCTTCGGCTGACCCATCCGGTGTCAGATTCGTGTGAATGATCGCCGCGTAGTCTGCCGCAGTCTCGGCTGCCGCGAGTGTCGCCTCGCGCCACCGGCGGGAACTGGCACCGACATTGAGGGTCGACCGGAACTCAGGAATGCCGCGATGTTGACCCGGCCGACGCATCTGGAACCAGTGGAGAACCCACTTGGCTGCAATCGATTCGAACTCAGTCCCCGACCACGCAAATTGCCCACCAGGGTGGAACTTCAGCACGTCGTAGAACGTCGGGTTGCCGAAACGGTCGTATCGAATGCCATCGATGTAGCCGACCGAGTAGGGAATGATCTTCGGGCTCTGCACCTGCTCGGTCTCAACCAGCACGATGTCGAGATCCACGCGAGAGCGAAGACCCGGATTGTTCCGCAGGATGCCGAATGACTCACCGTCTTGAGTCTTGGCGTGCGCCATGCACCACAGCTTGCGACGCAGTTGAACCGCCTTGGTCCACTGCTTCCACGCCGCCTCGACCATCTCGTTGAGGTTGGCGTTCCGCGTCCGCATCCGCAGGGTGGGGCCGGTGCCCATCAGGTAGTTGGCATGGGTCTGGACCAGACCGTCCGCATACCCGTTGTTCCCGACCTCGTATCGTGCCCGCTGGACCAGCTTCGCACGCACCGACTTGCTGTTCGCCGAGTCGGCGTCTAGGGCATCCGCATTCGCCCAGTAGTTCTGCATGTCCGTCGAGTCACGGGCAGCGTCAAAACTGGCATGGATTGGCGGAGGCTTCCGCAGGATCTGCGGTTTGGCAACCGGCTTCTGAATCGGCGTGCCGAACTGGTCGAGAATGCGATTGGTCGCTTGTGCGATCATCCACCACCCGGGGGGCGAATCTTCTGGAACCGCAACCCAAACCCGGCACGCGAATTCGATGCCGCTTCCTGTGCCGCCTGGTGTGCCCGCAGCTTGAGGAGGTCATCCACCGACCGAGCATCAGCCGACCTGCCGTCAACCATCACCCGCTGGGGACTGGTCGCGGCATCCGCAATCGCTTGGTCAATCGCGTCGAGTTCATCGCTCATGCCTCAATTGTGAGATCGGAAGATCCCGATGCAATATCAGCAAGCCTTATGAAGACGAATCTTACGGAATAGTTCCACTAATGGAACAAAGGACGCTCGAAAGTCACCAGCGGAGTGTTGCAATGTCGACAAAACCGCTTCCTCATGATCCCACCATCCTTCGGGCGTGTGTAGTCGACGCGGAAGTTCTGGCACCCGCATTTCGGGCATTTGAGCCCATTTGCACCGTCCCCACGCATCTCGGCCATGGTCGGTCGATTGTCGCTCAATATCCCCTCATTTCGCGCATGGTGGGGCGATGGCGATCATTTCCGCCAGGTTTGATCGGAGTGTTGAGGGCACAGCCAAGAATCGACGCCGCGACGGCCGACCCAACGAGACAGTCAAACCAGTGGTTGTCTGGGCGTGCAGACGGCAGTTTCCACTCGTCGACACTGCGCCCCTTGGCGGTGACCACGATTCTCTGCTCAGCCCGCAGGTGGTCAGCCAGCATCTGGTGGATTGCCGCCCGATCACCGAACAAACGCAGTTCCGACTTTCCGCCCTCGGGCACTCGAAGGCGATTATGCACGAACGTCTTCCACCAGTTCACGTCGATGAGCACGTGCGGGACCGACCGATGCTGATTCCGCGAGATACGCCACATCAGCCCCTGCCGGTCACCCTGCCGCTTGTCGTACTCGTAGAACGGCTTTCCTGTCGCCCCGACGAACTTTCCGTGAGAAGGACTCACGATGCCAGTGTGTGAGGTCTCGCGGCACACCTTGTAGACCGTATCGCTCTGGTCACCCCAGTTCGCGTCGACCAGCAACTTGTCGATTCGCATGTGGCCGCCCTGATCCCGCTCCCAGTCTCGGCCGCACAGCATCTCGATGCAGGAATTTAGGGCTTGGGTGCATTGGGCATCGAGGGACATCTGGCCGAGTTCCGACTCGATGGTGCGTGTCAGGTCAAACATCGTGTAGTACGAACGCCCCTGATCGGGCCAGCTGCCGTAGTCCACGACGTATCCCGTGAAATCGTCCTCCCATGCCGCCACGAGCCACCAGAGAACCCGCTTCTGCACGTCGATGAATGCGGTCAATCGAGATGCCTGACGGGGGACAACTCCACGGCGGATCTTCGACAGCTTGCGGCAGATCTCCTCGGCCGACATCAACGCCGCCTCATCGGACGCGGTCGCCAACGGTTGGTTCTGGTACTCGGCGAAGAACGCGACTTCCGACCGAGCACGCAGGTTCATCGCGTGCTGAATCGCCGACAGTTCGTCGGGATTGAACCGCTCCGGCCACGCCACGCAGGAACCGGCATCCATTTCTTGTTGATGCTGCCGGTAGAACTCGGTCGCCGCCCTGCCACGGTCCCCCCCTTGGAGGGATTCGACTCGGAGCGTGAAGTATTCGTCCCAGAGCTTCTCCGCAGTCGGCCACGCATACACCATCGCCGTCTTTTCCCCGTTCCAATCGGGGTGCAGTTCCTTGTCGAGCATTCGGTCGGCCATGTCAGCACGCCGGACCACGGTACACGGCATGACGGCAGCGATCTTTACCCCTGGGCCAGCCATCCCCAGCACGTCTCCCGAGATGACACCCTCGCGGAATGCACACTGAGACTCGGACATCGCCGATTCGCGGGTCTGCGGGTCGTCGAGAATGACGAATTCCGGCCGGATGACCTTCCCGTCCCTCATTGTCGCCTGCTGGCCACGGACTTCGCCGGTGATTCCAGCGACCGAGATCACCGCACCGGTCGACTTCGAGGGGAATTGCGGCGGCAGTGTGGGAAATCGCACCTGCTGGGCCGACCACGTCGTTTCCGTCCGCTCACCCAGCACCATCTGGCCCTTGCACTTGCGGGGTTCGCCTTCGAGGGCACGCAGACAATGCAGAGCCTCGGGGAAATCCTCGGCCAACAGCTCATTGAACCGCAGTTCGTCTTGCAGTGACCGCAGTAACCGCTTGGCCGAGGGCTCAGACGCCGCGATCAAACACACGAACCGCCGGTATCCGTACAAAATCGCGTAGATCGCCGCCCGAATCGCGATAGTTGTCTTGCCTGATCCACGCGGCATCGCCATCGCAAAGAGCCCACCATGGACGATAGCCGTCTGTAGGGCGGAGATGACCTTTAGATGATCGGGGCACCACGGGAGGGGGAAGGCATTCGGGAAGTAGGTCTTGAGGAAGACCGCAAGATCCTCCTCACCAGACGCTCTACGAGGCCCGTTGACGACATCTGGAGGGGGTCCGATCTCACGGGCATCCTCGCTGGTGTCCTCGTTCCTACGTGACCAATAGGCCGATCTGGAGTCGGGTCCTGGGGGCCTGCCTCTGGGTCGCTTCTCTGGCTCTGGTTCGTTAGACATGCAAGTCAGTTTATCCGATTAGTTCCATATGTGTAACTATTACTAATTGAGTG